CATATAAACAGTCCCTTTGTGACCTACCTTTGGGTCTGAATATGAAATCAAAGCCCTAATGTGGGGAGCATTCTCTTTTAACCACTTGAAGGTCTGACCTACAAACCAACTCTCCACATTACACCCATATCCATCAAAAACGAATAGTCGGGTGAGTTCAAGAACTTCAGTTCGGTGAATAAGTTCGGAAATAGAAGCGCCAGAGTGTCTACCTATGGGGTCTCCATAAGTAGCAACTCCAACTAACTTCTCATTAACACCACTAAAGAATTGGTGTTCTTCTTCGGACTCATAAAACAAACCAAGAGCGTAAGATACCTTTGTCCAAATTCCAGCATAGTGGTGATTTACCACAATGTCCTTTGCTACTGATTTAGCAATGGGTCTTACTGAAAATTTGGATGGGTCAAAGTATACCTTACCTTCTACTTTCATTGATAATCGTTAAATTCACCAAAAATGATGTGAGTCCAAGTTTCACCTTTTACAATCTTACGAATGTTGGCGGGTGATACACCATTGTTTCGGGCCAATACTCTGATATTACGATGACCAATAGCCCACAACTTACGAATGGACTTTACTTGGTCTTCCGTAAGTTTGTGTTGCGGGTGTGATTCTCCTCGTAAAGCCATCTTAAACTTCCTCATCAAAAGGAATCTCAAGTTGACCATCATCAGCCAAGAATTGTTGAATGTTAGGTGGAGTAAAGTTTGGCCCTTTCAACACCTTACCATCTTCACGATAGATAGGTTTCCCATCTACACCCAATTTTGACATATTTGAACGATGTACCTCATCAAAAACATCCTCAATAATGTCCTGCATTCCGTGAGCAACCATAGTACCCAAAAGGATGTATAGTTGGTCTGCAAGTGAGTCGGTAACCTCTACAAGGTCATCGTTATTACATGCGTCTAAATACTCAATCAACTCTTCTTTACCCAATTCGTATCTTAACATAGATTGAGATGGGTCTAATAGGGTTGGTTTTGTATTACGAGGCTGGTCGTATACTCTTTGGAAGTCCCAAAGTTGTTGTAACTGTTTTTTCATAACTACTAATATACAAAAAATTATTGATTATTCAAAATCTTTTTAACCTTACTTAATGCGGAAGCAACCACTTGGTGCATATCGTAGTATTTGTACTCTGCAAGTCTACCACCAAAGATTACTTTGTCTTTGTCAGCTAACTCTTTATACTTACGATATTTTTCACTGTTTTCTTCATCATTCACAGGATAGAATGGTTCTACTCCCCTCTGATACTCTTGTGGAAACTCCATACTCACCCAAGTAGACTTTTGATTTTGGTCATCAAAATACTTGTGTTCAATAATACGAGTAAATGAAGAGTCATCGGTGTAATTCATAACTGCACAACCTTGGTAATTATCTGCATTAATTTTCATAGTATCCCATCTAACTGACTTGTACTCTAAATCACCAAATTCATAATTAAAGTATTTGTCAATAGGGCCCGTGTAAATTACTTTATCAGTCAAATCATCCCAATACTCTTTATTTTCAAGATAATCACAATTAGTATATACTTTGATACCATCTAACAACTTGTCAAATATTTGAGTATATCCACCAATAGGAATACCTTGGTATTTGTCGTTAAAATAGTTGTTATTGTATGTAAACCTAACCGGCAGTCTTTTGATAATTGAGGCAGGTAGTTCAGTTGCAGGTTTTCTCCATTGTTTTTCAGTATAACCCTTAATCAACTTTTCGTAGATGTCTTTACCAACAAGTGAAAGAGCTTGCTCTTCCAAATTTGTTACCTTACCATCATATCGTTGTTCTTCAATCTTTTTCTTTGCGTCATGTGGTGTAGTTACCCCCCACATCTGATTGAATGTATTCATATTAAATGGTAGGGTGTAAATCTCACCTTTATAATTAGCAATAACACTATGAGCGTATTGCCTAAACTCTACAAACTGATTTACATAATTCCAAACACTTTCATCGTTGGTATGAAAGATGTGGGCGCCATATTTGTGAATATGCACCCCATCTTTCTCTTCGGTGTAAGTATTTCCACCGATGTGGTCTCTTTTCTCTAAAACAACAACTTTTTTACCAGCCTTTTTTAGCTCATGAGCACATATTGCCCCAAAGAATCCACTACCAACAATTACATAGTCATACTTACGAGTTGAGTCCATTTATTGCAATTTCGTGAAGTTGTTGACATAGATTACCAGTATCCCAATATGAGTTATTTTCAATTAAGAACGAATAATCAGGGAATGGGTTTTTACGTTCAGGATTTACCAAAATTTGAGTCACATAAATCATGTTTTCCCATTGTTGTCTACGTTGGTAATAAATCGCCAGTTTTACAAAATGTTCATTTCTTCGTGGGTTAAAAGCAGATGCTTTTTGTAAGAAATACAATTGTTTGTCTTCTTCACCCAACCACTCATATGCCTCAGCAATCAACATACAGGCATAATATCCCATATCATCAACAGCTTTTGGGTGTTGTCTATTTTCAAAGTCATGCAACATATTCAAGTACTGCTTATAGTAGAAAATAACCCTTCTGGCATACTCATCTGAATGTGCTTTACCAAATGGTAGGTTATCTACATCACGATACCCATCATGATATGATTTTGCAATGTACCACAAGTGGTAGTAGTCTTCCAATACCAATTTAGTAGGAACTTTATCTAACTCTAAAGTCAAACCATCCGTAATAAATTTCATTGGCGCCAACCAAGTGTTACCATCATTAGTAATTACTTGTCTAAATGACTTTGGTAGATTAACACGTTGGAATGATTCACCTCGTTCCGGCAAATGGATTGTTTCGTGTCGTTTGTCGTGTTGGAAGTACCATGGTAATTTTGCATTCCACATCCAAGTACGGAAATAGAGTGAATTGCCTGGGTCGGCAACAATATTCCAAGATTCTACTGATGTATCGTTTAGGATAGTCCAATCAAAGTCATCTTCAACTTTTAATTGTTCATCAGCATCCATACGAAGAATCCAATCACACCCATGGTCTGCTTTCAAAGCCTCTTGTAAGGTGTGGTCACGATTCCAACCTGGATATTCCCATTTGATTTCATATGTGAATCCAGGAATCCCTCTTTCTTTAAAGAAATCATCAATTACATTTTTTGTGTTGTCATTACCATTACATTGAACGACATAATAATCAACATAGTTCGCAACTGAATCTAACATTCGTTGAATGGTGGCTTCTTCATTACCCACCATTGCGTTTAGACATATTTTTGTGGTTTTCATAACTTAAACATTTAGATATTCTGATTCTGATTTTGCTCCGATAATTCGTTTAACCTCTTGGCCATTTTCCAATAATACGACGGTTGGAATATTTCTTACGTTGTATTGAATTGCCATTTCAGATTGCTCATCTACATTGATTTTCTGAACTGGAATCGTGTTGTTAACTCGTTGCATTACTGGCCCTAACATACGACACGGGCCGCACCACGGAGCTGAAAAGTAAAGATATTGTTTCATAATAATTTCCTAACCATCGCAAGATAAACAATCAGGGTCGGTGGCTCGAGCTGCGATGTCTCCACGAAGTACCGACTCCGTTCTCATATAATAAAGTGTCTTAATTCCTTGTTTCCAAGCTTCCATATGGATTTGGTTAATCCACTTTGGTGATGCTTGAGATGGGAATGCCAAGTTAAGTGATACCGATTGGTCAACATATTGTTGTCTGATACCGGCTTGTCTTACCAATTCAAGTTGGTTGATTTCTTTGAATGTCTTAAATACATCCTTTACCCAATCAACTTGATTGTTTTCAATCACTTGAGAGTCCATATCTTCTTTCTTTTGAAGTCTACCCTCAACATACCCCCAATTATCCAACTCATCCAAACCTTGAACTGAACCACCATCTGTAAGGATTCTATCCCAAGTCTCTTTGTTGTTCATACCCATCTTACGAAGAGCACGTTCCAACTCATTGTTCTTACGAATGAATGTTCCTTTAGCAGTTTGTTCGGTGAATACGTTTGCAGCCCAAGGTTCAATACCTGCGGATACATTACCACTCAATTTGGAGTTGGATACTGTTGGTGCAATAGCTCTCAAGTGAGTATTTCTCATACCTGTACCAACACACCATAGTGGTTCACCATATTCGTTAGCCAAATCACGAGATGCACGTTCTGATTCAATCTTCATTTGAGAGAAGATTCTACGAGTCTCAAATTGAGCAGGAAGACCCTCGAATGACATACCTTTTTGTTGTAGGTATGTGTGCCATCCCAAAACTCCAAGACCCAATGCTCTACCTTTTTCAGCAGAACGAACCGAATTCTCAAATCCTCTCATATTCTTTGCTCTTTGGATGAACTCTTCAAGTACACCATCCAAGAACCAAGTTGCTGTATAGATAAGGTCAGTATCTTTCCACTCATCGTATTTAGCCAAGTTGACTGAAGACAAACAACATACAAATGAGTGTGACTCATCGGTGTGAAGTGTAATCTCACTACAAATATTGGTCATAAAGACCTTCAATGAGTTTTGTTTGTATGCCTCTGGGTTTTGTTTGTTTACATTACCTTTGTACATAATGTAAGGTTCGCCAGTTGCCTTTCTCTTCTGAAGTACCTTACCCCATCTGCGTCTTGCTTCTTCGTTTCCATCCTCAAGTTTTCTCATAAACTTGTCACCAACGATAACACATTGGTGTAGGTTCAAACATTGGCGGTTTACATCACCCTTTGGTTCACGGATTTCAATCCACTCATCAAAGTCGTTGTGTTCAATGTTTAGGTTAACCGAAGCAGCACCTCTACGAACTGCTCCTTGGTTAGTTGCAAGGATTGTAGAGTCGTAAATCTTAGCGAATGGTACTACACCATCACTTGTACCATTATCGGTGATTTTAGCACCGGCAGGTCTAATCATATTAAGACCAATACCAACACCACCACCATGTTTGGCCAACAACATCAATTCGAGGTTCTTTTGACCTATCTCTTGGATTGAATCACCGACATCAATGCCAAAACAAGATATCGGAAGACCCCTATCGGTGCCAGTATTAGAAAGTACAGGGCTAGCAAGATTAAGCCACCCGCGCCAAATATAATCAAAAAACTTACTAGCGAGATGCGGTTTACCCAACCTGCGTGCAACAGCGGTTGATACCCTCCAATATGCATCTTTTGGCGTTTCTCCTGCGAGTAAGTATCCTTTTGATATTGTTTTGACATATATTTCAGTATTTCCCCAAGTTGGAAAGTCAACTCCCAACTCCCAACCTAATTCTTCTCCGTAATTCTTCATAACTTTTTTTACCATAAATCGTTCCAATCTTCACCTTCGTTTGCCTTACTATAATCAGTAGGTCTTACAGCGAAGAAGTCAGTATGTGTTGTACCACCTGTAAGATGATAGAACCATTCTAATTCATTGGCCGATTTTTCATTATAATCAAATAATTTTCCTTCGTACCCCAATTCGTTGTACTTTTCATTTACCCTACGTTGAATGAAGTTTTTAAGGTCATTCTTTTTAAGGTTCTCAAGGTCACCCATTTCAAACATTTTGTCAATGTAGTTGAGTTCCAATTCCAACATAGTTTCAGCAGCAGCTTCAACTGCCTCTTTAACATCAACTTTCAACTCTGGATACTCTTCACACATATGTCTGAATAGTTGACAACCCATTTTAGAGTGTAGTGACTCATCACGAACCGACCACTTCATTTGTTGACCAATTCCCTTCAACATATTTCTCATTTGGAATGAGTACAATACTGCGAATGAAGAGTAAAGTGCAACACCTTCGGCAAATGCGGAGAAGATTGCAAGTGAACGAGCCACTTCTTTTCTTGCGTCAGGATTTGACTTTAAGTCTTCGTATGTATACTTGTTTGATACACCGGCAAGGTTCTCAAATCGTTCAGCAGTTGCAGGTTCGTGAAGAAATGCCTCAAAGTCTTCTAACCCCAAGGATTCGTTCAAGTATGAATATGCGGTTGCGTGAATTGTTTCTTGCGAACCGAACATCATAGCCATTTGCTTGATTTCGTGTTTAGGAAACCACTCGGTTACCATAGTAGTCCAATAATCGGATACAGCACATTCCGTTTGAGCAAATCCAAGTAGGATGTTACCTACTAAATTCTTCTCTGATACTGACAAATTTTCATTCCAATCTTTGATATCACTTTGCATTGGAATTTCGGTATGTAACCAAAATGCTTGTGCTTGTTTCAACCAACCCTCGGTGTAGTATTCAGGATATTCAAATGGTTTAAAAGGTATACGATTGTCAAATAGACCCATAGTGGCTCCGCGTTAAAATGTTAGACATATTTTTCATTTGGGGGTGTTTATATATAGTGTTTAAAAACCAATATCACCACTCATTTCTTTATATTTTTGAGCCAATTCTTTTCTTACTAAACTCTCCCCACCTTTCATCTCTTTTTTGGTTTGTTGGCCAGAAATGGAATCATCATTATAGATGTGAATTTGACCGGTTGAGAAGTTGGCCTTTGATGGGAAAGTCATACCATCAGGCCCAAAACGATTCTTAATAACGTGCCATCTACCAGTCCCAGCAAGTTTGTCTTCAATCTTACGAGATAGTGATACCACGAAATCAGCAGTCATCATCTTTGAGAATGACCCTGCAATCTTTGTACCTGTAATAATGTCATCTTCTGCACCACTTCTATTGATTTGAGATGCAGTATAAACCGGCACTTCGTACTCACCGGCCATACCACGAAGGTCTTCAATGATTTCTTCCAACTCTTCATGTCTCTTTTCTTTAGATGGCCCTCTCAAAAGGTCAGCATAATCCACAATCACCACATCTGCCTTCTTACCTTGAAGAATCATTTTGTCCATATGTGCTTTTAGTGAGGTTACACTAGCGGTTTTGGTAGGATAATGTTTTACTATAAGGTCACCTTTAACACCTTGGACTGCCTTTTTGACATCATCCATATTGTATTTAAGGTTAGCCACAGCAACCCCACTTAAAACAGCATCGTATCGTTGTCCGACATAACCTTCATTCAACTCCAAAGTGTAATGTGCTACTATCTTACCTTGTTTCATTGCGTTAACACCAATGTTGACCAAAGACCACGATTTACCAATACCTGGAGGGGCTGCGAATAGAATTAACTCACCCTTACCAAAACCACCTTGTGTAATCTCATCTATGACATTCCAACCCGTTGAAACCACATTACGAACCGAATCTTCATATCGCTCAGTAATCATAGTTTTGTACTCATGACCTATATCTGAATCTTGACCTGCTTTCATAGCAGTATCAATCTTCTTTTTGATGGTATCATACTTACCATCCTCTAAAAGAGTCACAGAATCCAAAATTGCGTTCTTGATAGACTGATTTTTACAAAAGTCAAGGATTTGTTCCTTCACATATGTTAAATCATCACTTTCAAGGTGATTCCAAGCAAATTTAAGAGTGTCAACAACGGAAGTTTTTAGAACATCACGTTCAATTGTGTTTATCTTCACTTTAAGGACATCCAAAGTAGGCATCTTTTCGTATTGGTCAAAATATTGCATAATTGCCTTTACCAACCATTCTGACGCTTCCGAATCAAAGTATTCTGCTTTTAGAATATCGTAGATTTGTCGTGTAAACGACCTATCCGACAATATAGCGGATATGACCTTATTCTGAAATGATGTACTAAACTTACTTCCTAACTTCTCCATATAGGTACAAATATACGAAATTATTTGTTACTATCAAAATTATTTATCGTTGAATTCGTAATCTTTGAAATGATTTTTCAAATTGTTGTGCAAAGATGTAAATGAGTTTCTTAACCATGAGTCTACATTAGCAAACGCAGTATAGAGTTTATCATACATAAACATCTTCTTAAATTCAACCAAGTCTAATTCGGGTTGGAGTTCATCCATAATATTTCGTACTTGAGAAGTAATTGATGATGAAATTTCAGGGTCTTTGAGTTGCATTAATCTATAATTCATCTCAATAGTTGTCACATTTTCAGTCAACTTTTGTGATAACTTATCATCACACTCCGTTTGGATTTTGGACATAAACCCATTCATATCAAGTTCGGATTCATTTAAAAATGACATTTTAGAGTGAATGGTTTTTTCACCAATACCACGAACACCTTCAATATTATCAGATTTATCGCCTGTAATTACACGATACCAAATTAGGTTTTGTGGAATTACCCCATAATCTTCTTTTACTAAAGCTTCATCATACATTTTCTTTTTAGTAGGGGCCCATACTTTGATTCGGTGGTTTACCAATTGAAGAAAATCCTTATCAGATGATACAATGGTGACTTCTTTCTTAAAATAGTGGTTTGCAAGATATGCAATGATGTCATCTGCTTCTACATAATCAATATAGGTAAGGGAGATGGGTAGAACCTGAAGATACTCAATCAATCGACTAAATTGATTTCTCATAGATTCTTGTTGGTCTTCGAGGTCTTCATAACCAGCCAATCGGTTGATTTTTGTTAGACCGGTTCTACCCTCTTTATACCCCTTGTAGTAACTCTTTCTACGATTTGAGCCACCCTTACCATCAAATACGATAACAACACGAGTTGGTTTTAATGTTCTGATGGTTGCAGCGGTGGACAAGAGGAATCCTGTCACACCACCACAATGTTCTCCATCATCGTTTAAGGCAGGAACTGCCCCAAATACTCTAATGAACTGATTTAGTCCATCTATAATAAGAACCCGGTCATTAAGTTCTTCACTTTGTACTTCCTTATGTTCGATACTAACTTCTTTAAGTAGTTCCTTATACCTATTAATCATCAAAATCGGTTACTTCAATATTATCAATGTTTGAACCTGCGCTTGATTCTTTGTAAGACATAATATATGCATCACAAATCTGATTGTAGATTGATTCTTTGAGTTCTGGTCGTTCCATCAACAAGTCCTCGAAGTTCTTTGCTTGGAACTTGATTTCTTCACCAGTCTCAGTATCTACATAAGTGTACCAAGCACCACTTTGTTTTACAAGGTTGTAGGTTTTCATCATTTGTAACCACGAACCATAGTTGTCAATACCACTATCAAAGTAGATGTCATAATCTACTGAACGGAGTGGTGGCCCCATACGATTCTTAATTACCTGTGCACGAGTCTTAATACCCACAACTTGGTCTACTCCACCAATCTTTGACTTCAATTGACCCATTTGTTTGAGTCGGATTCTACAAGATGAGTGGAATGCGATTGCCTTACCACCACTTGTAGTCCAAGGGTCACCAAACGACACACCCATACGAGTTCTCAATTGATTTGTAAAAATTAGTGAGATTCGTTCTCTACCAATAAGATTAGTTACCTTTCTCATTGCCTTCGAAATAATGATGGCTTTTTGAGTTGCGTAACCGGCTTGGTCATAATCGGCTGAAATCTCAACTTTAGTAGATGCACCTGCAACGGAGTCTACTACGATTGTAACCAATTTCTTTTTGTCAGAAGAACGAACTGACTCAATGATTGAATCAATTGCTTCAAAGATGTCTTCTACTGTTTCTAATGGAACATATAACATCTTTTTAATGTCAACTCCAATAGCTTCAAGAAACTCTTGGTTGAGGGCATTTTCGGTGTCAATATAGACTCCAAGTCCACCCTTTGCTTGAGTGTCTGCGATTGCGTGAGCTGCAAGTAGCGATTTACCACTACCTTCTAATCCTGTAATCTCGGTGATACGACCTACTGGCAATCCACCATTTGGTCTATTTGAGATTGCCAAATCCAACATAGGAGACCCCGTTGATACCCACTCATTTAAGTCGGTTGGAGTAACTTCCTCCCCATCCAAGAAGAAAGCCACCTTGTGGGCGGACTTAAACTTCTTGTTGAGGTTGTCGGCTAGGATTGAAGATAGTTCATCACGAGAACTTTCCTTCTTCTTTGCCATAATCTAATTAGTCGTTAAATAGGTCATCAAACGCTTCCTTCACGTTTCCAGCAGGTGAAGTAGCTTGTGTTGGTTGAGAAGTTTCTGCAACTGGCTCTTTAGAAGAGTCAGATACTGAACCAGTTTCCAACCATTGTTCCAACATACCTTGCATTTCTTCGTAAGAAACACGTTTGAACATAGATGGGAGTTCAATTTGGTCTTTAGCAACTTCCAAAATGTTTTTGTCTTCTGAAATAGGAGATGTGTTGGGTTTTACACGAATGTAAGTTTCAGGGTAAGACTTACCCAATTCAGCAGCAGTTTTGAATTCTACTGTGATATCACGACCATTTACAGGGTCAGTCAAATCACCATAGTCTGGGTCTGCGAAGAATCCCAACAACTCTTGGTATACGTTTTTACCAAATCCCCAAAACTTAACACCTTCAGATTCTTCACCACGAACCAATACAGGAACGTAAGTACGCATCTTTGGAGTTAACTTACGAGAAAGTTGATAGTCATCACGATTACCAGTTGCTTTTAACTTTTCAGCAAATTCAACAACAGGGTCAGCCTCACCAAAGGACATCGGAGAAATGATGTTTTTACCACCAAAGTCAAAATGGAAGTAAAGTTCAATGAAAGGGTTTGCTGTGTTGTGAACGTAAGGGAGAATCCTTACTTGTTGTTTACCGGGTTGTGGTTTCCACAAATTATCGGTTTTTGTTACTTTTGTCTGAAGGGTGTTCAGACGGTTACGGATTGCGTTTAAATCAATAGCCATAATTTCCTTTTTTTAATTGTTAATTGTTAAACTTGTCACTAATATACAACATTTGGGTGACAATTCCAAATGTATTTCAAAATATTTTTTTCAATCTTCAATTTGTAGTTGTACTACTGGTATAAATATGGTGCTGGGGTTAATTAACATCAATAATTCGGAACAAACTTGTCTTCATTACCTTATACCCATCACCATCGGTTAGGATTACTGAATTACGATATTTTTCCCAATCTACTTGGTATGTTTTATCCATTGACCCATTCTCATCAACAATCAATCTATTCAATGCGTTAATAGTGTACATAGTGTTTGACTCTTTCTTACGA